GGAATGTCATAGCAAGAGAACGGGGTATGAGGGGTATCATAACAAGTGACATGAAAGACGGTCAGTTTGGTTCTATTGCTTTGGAAGAAGATGAAAAAAAGACAGTACAGGACGACTTCAAGGAAAAGTACGGTTTCAGGGAGGGACAGAATCAGTTTTACATAACCGGATTACCCATTAAGTACTATGCGGTAGAACAGGACGTAAGGAAATTAGGACTATTGGATGAGATAGCTTCCGATGCTATGATAGTCTTAAACAAGTTTGGTATTCCCGAAGTGTTAGGCAAACTCTATTTAGAGGGTGCAACCTTTGAGAATCAGGAGAGTTCAGAAAGACGAATGTACCAAAACACAACTATTCCCTTTGCAGAGGACTTTGCCGATGACCTTAATGACTGGCTTAAAACAAGAGATTTTGATTTTGAATATCAGGTATCATTTAGTCACTTACCTGTCTTACAGCAATCCTACAAAGACAAAGCCATTGCCGACAAGAATATGACGGTGGTAATGTCAAAACTATTTCTTACAGGCGGTTGCACTTACAATGATTGGCTTAAAGCTATGAAAATGGAACAGGTCAACGAAGCATGGGCTGACAAGCGAATTACTGAAATGTCTGACCGTGAGATTATGATAATTACAGGAAACTATAACCCAAACAAGAACGCAGGATGAAAGATTTAAACAAGCTGATAAAAGAGTTCAAAAAAAGAAAATCCGAAAAGGTTGACGTAGAGAAGTTAATCGAATCGGTGGAAAAGAAAGACAAAGCCCTAAAGGATAACGAAATAATTGAGAAAGATGAAATTCAGGATTAAGGACGACATACCGCAAAAGGAACTGTTTGAATACCTGGTGAAAAACCGGAAACAGCTCATTGAAAAGAAAAAGTCAATGCCTGTTAATTCAGAGCCGTTTGAACTTAACATAACCGAAGAAATGGAAGTTAAGGCACGAAAGGGCGAAATAGCCGAAGATGCGACTTCTTTTATGGTTAAGGTTGTGGCCAATACGTCTATGTATGCTGATAATGACATGGATGTTTTAGGTATTGGGGCAGGTCAGAAATCCATTGACGAAAGAGGCACTAAGGGTAAGAATGTTATTCCACATTTGAACGGACACATACATACTTTGGATGCACTTGTAGGGGATGTGAAAGATATTTACTATCAGAATTTAAAGGCCGGTGAATTGGGGATAATGACCACAGTTCCACAGATACAGGGGTTAATATTAGAAAGCGAGATTATCAAAGAGTACAACCCTAAGTTATTCAATCTCTATAAGTCAGACAAGGTAAAACAGCACTCAATAGGTATGCAGTATGTAAAAATTGAGTTAGCTGTCAATGATGAGGAATACAAAGAAGAATTTGCCATTTGGCAGAAATATTATGATAACATAATCAACAAGGACAGGATAGATAAAAGCGGATATTTTTGGTATGTATCAGAGTTTAAGTTACTGGAAGTTTCCGCAGTACTATTCGGTTCCAACGAGTTAACACCCACATTAGAAATTGGTAAAGGTAAGCCGTCAGCAGATGACACTTACAAAGACATTGAGCCGTCCGCAAAAGACACTCAGACGATAGACTTTAATTATTTAACCCAAAACATTTTTAAAGCACACAGACAATGAACGAAGAAGAAAAAAAGTTACTCACAACGATTGAGGAACAAGTTAAGGGACTTCTTGCGGATTCTCAGAAAGAGTTTGTAAAGAAGTCAGACGTTGACGCAAAGGTAAAGGAGTTGAATGACACCATTGCCGGATTGTCCAACGATGGTATGAAAGAGCTGAAAGACAAAGTTGACAAGCTCATGCAGTCTGTCAACGAAACCAGTCTTGCGGTTAAGTCACTGAAAGAGCAGGGATTAAAAGAGGAAAAAGAGGAAGTAAAATCATTCAGGGACGTTGTTAAGAATGGTCTTATGGAGCTCAAAGACAAGCTCTTAAAGGAAAAGAACGATGACTACGGTAAGAGATTTTCCATGAAAGAGTACTTTGATAACCATGACAGAAGTCCGGTTATTCATCTTAAGGATGCCGTAGATATGTTGCAGTCGGAAATTTCACAGAACTACGTCAACTATCACAGGCTGACCGACCTTGATCCTAACCGTGTTGGTACGCCACTTACTATTTACCCGCACGTACTTGACGTAATGCCAACCAAAAGGATCAGCAAACCTTACATGGCGTTATTGGTTGTTTATTCCTATGAGGATGGTGCAGGAACAAAAACAGAAGGTTCAGCATCGAGCAAATCGAGCTTTCTGTTCAAAACTGTTAATTTCCCGGCTTTCTTCATTGCCACTTATTTCACTTTGTCAGACGAAACTCTTGACGACTTGGAAGAGGCATTGGATGAAATCAGCATCGTAGCACCGGATAAAATCAGGGATGAGATTGACGACCAGGTACTCGGAACAGCCGGTGACGACAGTTCTGCAATAGCAGGTTTATTCACGGCCAACAAGCACACCGATTTTGATACGACCACTTATACAGCTTTCACTGAAAATGCGAATATCATTGACTTGATAGCTGCCATGAAGTTGCAGTGTGAGATTGCTAAGCATCGCCCGGATTCAGTATGGATGCACCCGCAGGATGTAGCTGAATTGGCTGCATTGAAAGACGTAATGGAAAATTCTGTTGCTGACCGTAGAATATCATTTGATATGATAGGCAACCCGGTTAGCGTATGCGGATTGAGGATATTACAGTCAAGTGAGGTTGCTTCCAATACTATGGCTGTTGTAGATAGCCGTCAGACATGGTTGGGTATCCGCAAGAATATGACTATGGAGATAGGTTACAATGGAACTGACCTTACCGAAGGACAGAAAACAGTAGTTATCAAAGTAAGGGTAGCCTTTGGTGTAAGGGATAAAGCCGGTGTTATCTATGCTGATGACATTGACAGTGACATTGCAATCGTTAATAAAGCAGGAGCTTAATAATGAGATATATCTTATTATTAGCAATGCTCCTGTTGGGAGTGACAGGGTTTGCACAAGATAAGACAGCTTATTTAGGTAAGGGCAAAACCTATCTGGATATATCATTTAACGCTTCTGATACTGTTAATGAAAGCGAAACCTATTATGTAGAGATAGAGAATTTTCAGGACTATCCACAAATGCAGGATTTCTATGTAGATATTGATTCTGTAAGTGGAGGGCCGGGCGTAACTATCAAAGCATACGGTAAGAAGTTTTCAGGTGATACTTATGTTCAAATAGGTGATTCAGTTGTTTGGGCGGGTACGGCAGATACAACTTTTATTATATCTGCGACTACGGCAAACAGGTACAGATACTTAAAGGTAGAGTTTGTAGCCGATGCAACGGATCAGCAATCTTTGATAAGCGATGTATTGGTAAAGACTTGGAATACAGGCGGTGATTTATCCACTTCTGCATTAACCTTAACTGGCAATTTGTCTGTTGGTGGTACAACTACATTAACGGGTGCGACAACTGCAAATGGTAGCATTACTTTAGGTGCAGGTGACGACCTTATCGGTAGTTCCACTTCCGACATAACTATTAATACGACAGCATTTACGGTAGCAGGGGCAACTGGTAATACTGCGGTAGGTGGAACATTAGATGTGACTGGTGATTTTACAGGAAGTGGTAAGGTCACGGCAACGGATAGCTTGTGTATAGGTGCATTTAGGTTCATAATTGCAAGTGATACATTATGTTCAATAACAGGAACAGATACATTAAGAATACACCCGGCACGATGAGGAAGTTACTATTAATACTGGTGATTGCGGTTGTAGCAATCGCAGCCAGAGGACAGACAGCGACTTTCAGTATTTCTCCAAAGAATACCATGAAAACGGTCAACAAAGATTATACTCTGACCAATACGACTGTAACATGGTTTCAATGGGATGCACCGAGAGATGTACCTGCCACACAGGACTATCAGGTTAACCTTGACAGTTTATCGGGAGATCATACGAACATAGCCATTAAGTTGTACGGCAGAAAGTTTGATGATGACAGTTGGACACAGATAGGTTCAACGGTTAATTCTACTGACAGCACGGCAACGGAGACTATAAGTAACACAGGCCCGAACAGGTACAGGCAATATAAGGTTGAGTTCACAGGTACAGGTACGGGTACTACTACTATTGATTGGCAGAAATTCAAAATATGGAATGAATGAAAGCAAGGATGCGAAACGGCAAAGTCATTGAGGGCAGGGTAGCAGAAATCTTTATTGATTTAGGCATTGCTGAGCCACTTGAAGATCAGCCGGAAGTAAAGGACACACAACCCAAAGTAACACATAAAAAAAGGTCTGCCTCAAAAAAGCGGGGCAGACCTGCTAAAAGAAAGAAATGAGCTTTATAGATTACACATATTTCATCAATGATATAGGACTTCCGGTAAGTTCCAATACAGCATTAAGGACAGCGTTGACAGAGGCTATCACGGCCTATGAAGAGGAGATACTTAAAAAGCTGTTAGGATATACTTTATGGAAGGCTTTAGATGCTGACTTGGTAGATAGTGTTCCTCAAACACAGATTTATATTGACTTGGTTAATGGTGCAGAGTTTACTTTCACCTATGAGGGTTACACTATAAATACCAAGTGGGAGGGGCTTGTCAATACGGCTAAGAAATCATTGTTAGCTTATTACACCTATTATCAGTACAGGCGAAATTTTGTGGGTAATGCAACAGGCATAGCGGAGGTGGTGAATAAACCGGAGAATGCAACAGTGGTTAGTCCGTTACATAAATTAACAAGGGCATGGAATAGAATGGTTGACCTTTACGGGGAAACGCCTAATATTCTTTTCAAGTACCCGGATTACTTTCTGACGGACAGCAACTATGAGCATTTCAACATACAGCCTTCAGCTTACAACTTTCTTTTAGCAAACAGTACGGATTATCCTACGTGGGTATTTACACCAATAAGGAAAATTAACAGGTTTGAGATATGACAGCTAACCGGAAATACTTTGTAGATGTGTTCAGCGATATTGTTGACGATGTTGTGACATTATGCACAGCCAACGGTATTGATGAGCCGAATTATCTATATGGACATTTCCGGGATATAGTTGACATATTAACAGAAAGGGATCAATCGGGGACTTACAAGTTTACGAAATATCCTTTGATATGTTTGATACAGGACTTTACAGAGGAAATGGGTAACTCAAGAAATCAGTACACAGTGTCACCAACTGTTTTGATAGTGACTGATACTGAAATGACTTACCACAGTTCCGA